AGAACTCCTGGCTCTTCCATAATTACTTCTTTTACGCACTCTTTGATAAGAGGCTTTAAAATCTTTGTGAGTTCATCTTTATTCATTATAATCCTACTAGGTCATAAATTTTTGAAAGTATTATTTGCTCTTTGGTATTGTCCAAAGCGGTTCTTGTAAGGTCTTCGTTCATATAAGAAGATCTTGTGGGGCCAATAAAAGCACCTGGTGTTGATGGTTCCTGAACAATATCAAAGCAAATAAGTTGGAAGTCGTCGTTGACCATTGTTCCTTCACGAGTTTCACGAACGGAACCAAGACCCCTTGAAGAAATACCTATTTTTACGCCGGCATTTACAAGACCTTTTAAGATGTCTCCTGCTGGGGTGGGTAGAACTTCTAACTTGCCCATTACTTTATTGCCGTCTAGCCAAATATCTGTAATCAAATGTGAAACATTCTTAAGATTCACAACTGAGTCATCAGGGTGGTCTAACTCACCAACAGAACGACGATCGGCAACTACTTTTTTGTAGTTATCTACTTCTCTGCGAAGTGTTTTTTCCGGGTAGACACGACCATTGCCGTTTCGCTCGCCATACTTTTGCAAGCATCCAGTGAGAATAACAGCGCCTTCTGATACTCTGCGCTTTTCACCTTCTGTTAAAAAGTCTTGACAAACCCCACCATCACAAAGTTCATAGAACTCTCTCAATAATTGTTTATGCATCTAAATTTCCTTTGGCGGGCGCCACCCGCTCGGTTCAAGACCCCTTGCAGCAGCGTCGAACCGGCTGTAAAGCCCATTTTTGTGTCCAAGGCATAATAATCTCCATTCTTTTATAAATAGTGTTAAGTTTTATAAATTCTAAAATTTATTCCTTCATCTCCAAAGATTTGGCACAAGGCATAAGAAGTGCCTGATGAAAGGCACCCATAAGCAAAGCCGTATGAGAGTTCTGGCGTGTTTAGAATACAGTAAATAAGCAAACCAGCCCAAAAGCCAATGCACATAGGGCAGTGGAAAAAGTGGTGCTTTGGCCTGACACTATTAAAGATTGATCCAAAAACCAAAATCTGTGTCAAGCCATAACTAGCCAGAATAAAAAGCGGCAACGACATTAGAAGTGATAAGTAATGTAATACCTGCGAGCAAAACGAGGGTCGATTGAGCCTTTCTTTTCTGCTTGCGGAACGTCTCCTAGATCTGTGTAGACCTCTGGATCTGTAAGCCGCTCTTGCTCGTTGTCTTCAAACTTATCGTTCATTGCAAAGCTTGGTTCTTCCATTTGGAAATAATCATAAAGCCTTGATAAAACAACTTCCACAAAGTCAATTTTAGAACCTTCCGGAGGACTCATTATAGCAGCCTCCATAGACCCCATCATAATACCACCCTGCATTGAACCGTGTGCAATAACGCCATAATCTGCAAGATAAGAGAAAAGATCATCTTGTGAATGATAAGTGTGCTCCCCCATTTCCGTCTTTGGAAAAGTTACTATTTTAGCGTCTTTACGTGAAACGACTATGTGAAGATCCGGGTGATCGTTGACCATAATGTCGCCGTTGAGCGCTTTTTTCGCTTTTAGCTTGATGGTGCGATCCGGAGGAGTATCCGGTGTTGAGGAATCGCTTACTTTAATTTGAATCGCCATAGTTGATCTCCTCTACTAGAGATTGAAGCTTAAGGGTATTCAAAAGAAGCTCTTCATTCAACTCTAAGTTTTCAAAGTTATTAAACTTCTTTGTGATGTCTTGTATACCTTCTGAGATAACTGGGTTTTTTGCTTCATAGCTTTCTAGGGCATACTTTAGTTCATTGAGCTTTTCTGTGATGAACATTTTGAATTCAACTCCATTATCAGCAAACGAGGTAATGAAATGAGAGATTATTTTCTTTTGACCTTCTGAAAGCATCGTGCCATATTCATCATTGAACTTCTTAACAAACTCACGATAAACTAATGTGTCTATTGGTTTATACTCTTTCTTTTCTTTGAGTGTTTCTTGACCACAAAGCTTCTTGACTAGGTTGCTTTCCATTATGACACGGCTTTTGGTGTTTTCCACGCCCTGTAGTATGTTATGTATAGTGCCTAGATTTCTGTAGTTTGGAACAAAGTTGTTGTATACGCTTGTACCTAGTTGCTTGTTTATGGCATCAATAAGCTTTGTTTGTGCGTTGAATGTTTGCTTTCGGTCTGCCATCGCATACGAAAACTTGCTTTCTTGGATTAAACGATCTGCCAAGTGAGGCTCGCCCATGTCTTTTGTTTCTAAAAGTGTTCGGTAAAGGTAAAGCTCTTTATAAAGCAGGGTGCCTTTCTTGAAGTGCTCCTTTACAATTTTAGTTACCTTGGCTGCTCTTTCTTTATCATCTACAAGAGCCGCTTTTGTAAGCTCTCTAACTAATGCTTCATAAAGAAAAGCGGTGTTTCTTTTCTTATTGTACTTGGTTATCATCTTTCCTCTCCAGTGATTCTAAAAGATTGTCGATTTCTTTGGAATGCTCCTCAAAATCGCCCTCTACTGTATAACTAGTTTCTTTTTTCTCAACCATCCCTCCCAAGGTTGGTTCTACGTTCTCAAAAAAGATTTCAGAAGGCTTTGGAAGGCCTATCTTTGACCTTGTTGTGTTGCCTGTTGCGAACTCTGGAACGGCCATTGACTTCATTGCCATTCGGTTTTTCTTGATTCTTCCATCTTTCTTTGGCCGATACATTTTGCCTTTTGAAGCAGGGGTTGTTGTTACAATACGACCTGCTTCATCACGAGTTATAAAAGGTTTATCGTCCCTCTTACCAGGAGCGACTTTTAGAATGTCTTCTTCTGGCTCGGTAGCTTCAATATCCGGTGTTTCCTCTACGCCTAGATCCGGTGTTTCGGAGTCCGCTCCAAAAGCTCCTATGTCACCTCCACCAAGTGGGGCTTCCTGCTCGTCGGAGGCTGCAGCAGCAGCATCAAGAGCAGAAGAGAACTTACGGTCAAAATACATTTCACGCTGGTTGCGAAGGAACTCTTCTTGTGAGATGTTGAAAATGTGCTCGGCAATGTATCTCTTGGAGAAAAAGCCTTCAGTTGCGGATGAGGCAACCTCAAACTGTGTTTTCATTGTCTCTAGGTCCTGAAGTTCGGCAATCCTAGACGGGTTATTGAGCTTGAGATTGAAGCCTGTAAGATCAGACTTTCTAAAGCCTAAAGTATAAAGGTGAACCATTCCAATCTTTGTAAGTTCGGAAATCAAAGCTTTTTGAAGGCGCTGGATGGTTCTGGCGAAGCGAATGTCTTTTTGCGAGAGAGATGTTCGGTCTTCTGCGTTCTCACCAGCGACTAGATAAGCTTGTGGAATCTTGATAGCGGAAAACAGTTTTTCACGAAGGTATTTTACGTCTTCGATCTGTGAAGTAAACTGACCTCCTGCTAGTGTCTCAATCTTTGTTCCTTGTGCGCTTCCACGAACTGGAATGTAGTAATCTTCTTCTACAGACATTGGGTTATAGCGAAGATCTGCTCTTCCGCTGTCTGCATCAATGATCTGATTTCGCTTGAGGGTGGTCATAACCTCTTGCATGTATGTGCTTACGTCCTGCGGGGCTACGGCGCCAACATCAACATAAAACACTCGGCGTTCGGGCGCTCTTACGATGCGATAAGACATCATTGCGTCTTCTACAAGTGTTAGCTGCCTCCAAATACGGCGAGAGCCCTCAAGAACAGAGGTTCCATAAGGGTTATACTTATTGTTTCCTAAAATACGAAAATGAGCTATTTGCCAGTCCTCAAAAGTCAAGCCACCTGAGTTCCACTGAAACTGTAAGTAGTTTGGATTGTTTTCATCTTGCCCTTCCAGTCTTTCTATTTCGCTGAGGGGCATAGCAACAACATTTTGGATGCCTAGTTTTTCATCAACGTCTAGATAAAGGAAAAAGTCTCCATACTTACAAAGAGTTCTTGCCCATCCGTAAAGATTGAGATCAACATTAAGAACATCATAAAACAAAATCTGCAATGCTGTCTTGATTTCTTGGTTTGAACAGTTAATCGTAAGCATTTTACGAATGTCCGTTGAGGTAGTCATCTCATCAGCATAAATATCAAGCGCAGAGTTTAGTTCTGGCATGTACTCCATCTGATCGAAGTCAATATATCGATCATTCCGGTTTTGGTTGAGCATAAAATCGCCGTAAAACGAGTAGTTTTTCTCGTAATCGGCTTTTTTGAACTCTTTTCCTGATGCAGAAGTCCAGTTAAACTTATCAAGTTCCTTTCGGCGGTATTTTCTTGCCTGTTCGTGTCGATAATTGACGATTGGACCTGAGAAGAGCCGGGTAAGTGCTTTGTAAAGTGGGTTGTCCGGGTTTCTTGTGTTTTCTGAACTTCTTTTAGGTATGATTGTTTTTTTATATGCCATTTTTTAGCCCTTGTACAGCCAAGAATATTGTTGCTGTTGTTTTTTTGCTTCGCTGGCCTGTTTTGATTTTATAACTGGTAAGTGGCCAATCATTCCAGGGATAGTTGTATTTAGTTCTCTCTTATCTGTAAAGAATGCGTTCATCATTTTCTCTGATTTTTCTCGGTCATAAGCGCTTTCTTCATATACGGCGTCTCTAATCCAACAAGCAATTGCAAAAGACATTACCAAGTCATCGTGCTTTGATCTCATTGCTTGAGGTCTGCCATTTTTCCAGACGAAAGTTTTAAATTCTCCAAATAATCTCTTAGATCTCACTATAACTAGTTGGTTGCGGATCATTTCTTCCATTTTAGCGATGATTAATGGCCTTGTCTTAGAAGAAGTAGCAAAGCCGGGTGTTGCGCCGGCAGTGTTTTCTGCTATTAAAGGATCAATAAATCCATCTCCCTTAGAATAATATAAGTTATTATATCTTAGATCTTTCAACTTGTCAATAAGCATAAAACCAATATTATTACTTTCTACAACAACCAAACACGTGCCATATCTTGTTGCGGCTTGATGTACCATATTGGCATACATATCTATGGCGACTTTTCCTTGGTATTCTGCAACTATTTCATTTGTGGTAATGTTCCAAACGTGAAAAGCAGAATAATCTTCGCCATCGCCTCTAGCAACGTCAACAGCCATAAAATATTTTGATGCTGGATCGTATTCTTGCCATATCCAAAGGTTTCTATCAAAGCCGTCTCTGTATAGGGGCTCTTGAACTTGCGCAAATACCCATTCTAAATATTCAGCATCAATAACAGTCTCACCTGAAGATAGGAAGGAGCATTCTAACTCCTGTGCTATCTCCTTTTTGGTCATGTTTCTTGTTTCTTTTTTATACCATTCTTCATCACGCTCAGGGTGAACGTCCCAAGGCAAACTAGTTGGGTGGAAGTCGTTTAGGCCAGCATCGGCGTCGGAATACATACGATAAAACCAATTGCCAATCCCGTTTGGTGTTGATAAGGCAATACAGCGACCTCCGGTTGATAGTGTTGGATACAAGCCTTTCCAAAGCTCGTCCAAGCCATCAACGTGAGCAGCCTCATCCACCACTAGAAGTGATAGTGCTTCTGAACGGCCGGCATCTCCTGATGTTGAAGAAGCCTTTATTTGTGAGCCGTTCGTTAACTCAAATGAGTTTCTGTTGTCTATTGCTATATCAGCTATTTGCAACCAAGGTGGTAAGTTCTTTATCATGAACTTAACTTTTTTAACCAGGTTGCCGGCTGTTGAGAGTTTGGTCGCAACAACAAGAATGTTCTTTTCTCTATGGAAAAGAATAAGCCACGCAGAATATGCTGCGGTTATTGTTGAGATACCAAGCTGACGTCCTTTTAAGATTATGTTGAAGCGGTAAGCGTTATAATCTTGAAGAAGGTCTTTCTGGAAGGGATAAGTCCTAAATGGTATAGGGCCTTTTTCGGGATGAGAGATGCGAACATAGTTCTCAATAAAATAGTTGGGATCTTTGCCGCACCTAACAATCTCTTTTATTACTTGTTCTTTACTAAGCACACTAGTTATAGGCTCCTAGCGCCCTTAGCAAAGCGGCGGTAAGTCTCCATCAACTTATCTTGTGC